GGTGGTAATAACTACAGATGTAGCTATAACAGAGAGGCTGTGCTGCTACATGGTGGAGAAGGTTGGGTTACTGGTGATACAGTTACTGTAACTTTAGACTCAGCTTCTGTCAGCTATACTTATACTATACGTGTAGAAGATCACGAATCAACTGATGTTAATGCTACAATCTCTTCTAACGGTGACGGGCTCGTACGACCAGAGCCTACCCCTTTTGATGCTGATACAGCTGTTACTGCTGATACTATTATTGGTGGTATTATAGCTGAGTTACCGTCAGGTGTCACAGGTAAACACATAGGTACAGGTATATACCTATCTAGCACTAATCCATTTAGTGTCGAGATTGTTGAAGAAGACTTGATGCGATGCTTTCAATCTTCTGTAAATGATGTACAAAACTTACCTAACCAATGTAAGCATGGGTACATTGTAAAAATTTCTAACTCTCGAATGTCAGATGAAGATGACTACTATCTAAGATTTGATGGTGCAAATAATAGAGATGGATCTGGCTCTTGGTCTGAGTGTGCAAAGGCTGGCATCGCTAAGACTCTTACTAACATGCCACTGGTCATACAACGTACAGCTACAACTACATTTACTGTCAAGCAGTTTACATATCAGGATCGAAGAGTTGGTGATGATACAACTAACCCGATGCCCTCTTTTGTAGGTGCACGTATTAACAAAGTGTTATTCTTTCGTAATAGATTAGCACTGCTGTCAGGCGAAAATGTCATAACATCACGACCGGGAACATTAGGAACTCCTGACTTCTTTAACGAAACAGCTCTGACTGTATCTGCTAGCGACCCTGTAGATATATCAGCTGCATCTATGTTTCCTTCAGAACTCTTTGATGGCATAGAAGTTAACACTGGTTTGGTAGTATTTAGCACAAACCAACAATTCCTACTTGCAGCAGATGATACAGTTTTTAATCCTGATACTGCCAAGCTACGTAGTATAGCTACATTTAATTACAACGAAACTATATCCCCAATATCTCTAGGTACGACACTTGCATATGTGGACAACTCCGGTAAGTTTAGTCGATTCAACGAAATGGCAAACATACAACGTGAAGGAGAGCCGAGCATAGTGGAGGTAAGTAAAGTTGTACCTACACTATTACCAAAAGACATAGACTTATTGACAAACTCTAGAGAAAACTCTATAATATTGTTAGGTAAGACAGGCTCAGACGATGTCTTTGGTTATAAATATTTCCAAGTATCTGAGCAAAGACAGCAGGCTGCATGGTTCAAATGGAAGCTTAACAATCCATTGATATATCATTTTATTATTAATGATGAGTATTTCTTTTTAGATAGTGACTACTATTTACAAAGTGTAAAACTGGTGCAGACTGAGACAGACCCTAGCATAGTACAAGATAATGTCGACTTCTTATTACATGTGGACAATCATACTACTGTTAGCGGTGGCAGCTTTAACGCAACTACAAATATAACCACATTTACTGGTGTCAGTTGGTTAAATACAGTTACCACACCTAACCATGATTTAGTTGTGATTGACACAAACACTAACTCTACAAGAGTTGGTCGATACGCAAAACCTACAATTAGTGGCACGAGCTTTACCTTACCCGGTAACTGGTCTGGTGTTACACTTACTATAGGTTATATATACCCTTACGAAGTTAAGTTTCCTACATTCTATGCAACCAGACGAGAAGGTAATAGTTCTCGAGCTGATGTAAATTCATCACTGGTGCTACATAGAATCAAATTTCACTTTGGTAAGATAGGTTTATACGAAACCACACTTGAACGTGTAGGTAAAAATGATTATACAGAGGTGTACGAGTCTACAGAACTCGATGAGTATGATGCTTCAGATGCACCATATCTTGAAGAGTTTATTAAGACTGTACCTGTATATGAAAAGAACACAAACGTAGATGTAACACTACGATCGTCACACCCAGCTCCAGCTACATTACGTGCTGTATCTTGGGAAGGTGACTATTCACCTAAATATTACAAACGTGTCTAATTACATACACCCACTTACATTGGAGGCTGCCGCTCAGGTTGCCTCTAATCTCCGCTCAGATGACCGTAGAGAGGTCGAAGAAGGCCATGGGATACCATCAGCCCTCTTACCCTCTATCATGGCTCACAACCCATCCTACGTGTATTTTACAGTGCCTGACGGCAAGACTGCTGGCATGGCGGGAGTAGGAGAAGAAGGTGATATATGGATGCTTTGCACTCCTGATATACACCGATATCCAATTACATTTGCAAGAGAGGCCAAACGGTATGTCGATAGCCGTACTGAGCCCCTCCTCTGGAATATAGTTGACGTTAGAAACAAGGCACATTTAAAACTGCTCAAGTTTCTAGGCTTTAAGTTTTTACGTAAGTTAAAACATGGGCCAAACAATCTAACATTTATTGAATTTTGCCGTGTGCGTAGACGCTAATGCAGGGGCAAGGGCACAAGCTAGAGCACAAGCTGCTGCTAAAGATGCCCGATATGCTTCTGAATCTCTAAAGTTTTTCAACAGAGAGACTACTTTAGAAAGAACACAACAACAAAATGTCATAGGTTTTTCACGAGATCAAAGTGATGCTTATGCACAAGCTGTAGCTACCATAGGAAAAGGTAGAAAAAGAGTCGAAGATGCTACTAGAGCTTACTTTGCTACAATGTCTGTAGATGAAGGCGGTCGTAGTAGACGATTTGGTAAATTAAAATATCAAGGCTTACTTGCTAAAAATGCAGAAGTCGAGAGTACAATACAGAATGTACTTGGACGTAATATGGCATACTCACAAGAAGGTGCTAGACGTGTGTTCCAAGTTAAACAGGCACAAGCACGAGAAGCTCTTGGCATTAGACCAGAGTATGGTGCACCAGTTATGTTACCTCCAACAAACAGACTTGGTGGTGCGTTACAAATTGCTAGCCAAGTAGTCGGTATTGCTAGTGGATTTAAAACTTTAACGGGCCCATAATGACATCATCATTTTCTAATCTAGTCGGTACGGAAAGGGACAGGATCCCTGACCTACCGGTTAGTAACTACGCCTCTACCGAAGCTAACATGGAAGAGGCAGTCAACAGACAGATTGACACAAACATAGCAGACCAAGAAAGATTCTTCAAAGAACTTGGTGACATAGAAGCACTCAAAGCACAAAACTTTTTTGACAATCTCAGTAGTCTTAATCAGCTTGTAGGTTCAGTAGCTCAGTTTCAAGAGGCACGTGAAAGAAATAGAGAAGCACGTGAAACACTTAAGTATACTAAAAAACTGTTTGACGATAAAAAAGCTGACTTTGTAGAATTTCAAGAGAAGATACTTGATATGAACGAAGCTGAACAAGAAGCTGCGTTAAGAGAGTTTGCAGGCGGTAATGAAGAAGTATACGACTTTTTAAAATTACAGTTTGCACCTAGTCTTGAAAAATTAGAAGGAGGAACGTTTACACAAAAGTATGACGACTTTGCCATCAGTGGTCTTAATGATAGAGTACAAGCTAAAAACGTACTAAACTTACCAACAAGACTAGACGCTAGTGATGCTATAGATGATAGTATCGAAAATATTGTCACTAAGTATTTGATAGATGCAGATGCTAAAGGCTTGAATGTACAGAGTAGACAACTTCGTAGACATTTTTTAAAACGTTTATATCCAGCACTTGTAAAAGAAAAAGAAAGAATTTTAGGTACATGGCAAAGAAGGAGTGACCAGAACTATCTAAATAATAATACTTTAGAAATAGATAATAAACTTGTAGAAGTAATTAATTCTAAAAATGCAGATGGTCAATATGATGGAGTCTATGACGATCCAGAAATAGGACTTATACAGTATATAAGAAATAAAAAACCCGGTCTTACAAAAGATAAAGAAGCTTTAGACTATGCAATATCACGCATGTATGAGCTAAGATATAGGCTCGAGTCCGGAGGAGTTAGCCATTTTTTAAATGAAGCTAAGTTTACTAATAAAGCTACAGGTAAAGAGTCTAAAGGTTATATCAATTCTGGTATAGGTAGTCAGGGTGAGATAGATGGGAATATGGGTTTTCTCACACGTATACAAAGTGAGATGGCTCTTGCCGATAGTAAGGTATATAAAACTCTTGTAACAAGTTCTCAAGAAAGAGTAAGACAGTTACGACTACAAAACTTATCAGATCAAGAGTTTACTATGGCTCTTGCTGAAGAAGAAACTAAATTTCGTAGACAGTTAAAATCTCAAGGTCTGGATGAGTCATTGCCTTTACCAAACCATTTTTTAAATGATGAGACTTCTGGTGTAGGTAACGAAACATACTCTAATCAGGTAGGTAAAGCCAATAAGATATTTGACATTGTAAATGTAGAACAGGACTTTATTACTAAATTAAGAGCAGCTAAAAGAGATCCAAACCTTGAACTTACTAGCTTGCAAAAGAATATACAAGTCAAGTCTGCTGAGTACGAACTGACTCAAAAAGTCAATGAACGTATGGCAGGCGATCAGAACTTAACACTAGAAGCTGCACTAGAACTCGAGTATCCAAAGGTTTTAGAAAAGTTACTAGCTGGAGATTATTCAGCTCAGGTTGATATTACTAGGCCAACATTGCCTGTAGATATACGTAACGATCAGACTTTCTTAAAAAACAACGGTGTTGATGCTACAATGAATCAGAAAGAGTTTGTATCTCTTGACGAAAAACGTGCATTAGATCAGTTGTATGATTACTATGAAAGTGGTTTTAAAACACCATTTCCACAATACTTTAGAAGTGTAACTCATGGTACAAATGTAATGCCACACGAGTATGCTCTTGCAAGATTTAAGGCTATGTACCCGGGTGACACTAGCAATATGAAGAACCCAGAGACATTCTTTGATCTAACAGAACAGGAACAACGGTTTCTATACTTACGTAAGAATCAAACTAAGAATCTTAACTTACTCAACAATGATGACAACACAGAGATAGAAGCTAAGATGCTAAACTCTCTTAAAGTTACAGATAACTCAAGCTACTATAGAGATCCTAACAGTAATCCATTTACATCACCTAGAGTCAAACTAGAAACAATGACAGTTGCAGATGCGTACAGAAAAGCTAAGGCTGGTGCGACTGACTTTGGTATGTATAAGATTAGTGCACAAGAACTTATAGAAGTTGTTGAATATGGTGGTATAAGAGTAGATGATGTAATGGATGAGGATACTCAAAATGCTATAGTCTTTGGTTTGATGAGAATACAAGCTAATAAGAGTAATAGTATTATGGGTGCATTAGTTGATGCTGATAAAGATTGGCGTAGACTAACTAACCTATCTGATACAGAAAGAACACAAGTATTACAGTTCTTTCCTAATCTTAGAGGTATGAAAAATAACCAGTTTCAAAACTTACAAGGTGATATAAACGAGATAATTTTAGATACAATAAAAAAACCAACTACCAACACAGAAAAGTTCTTTGACAGATTAATTAAAGATTATGTCGAGAATGACTTTGGAGGATTAACAATTTAATGGACTCAGGAAAATATATGATAGACGACGATATGGTCGATGAGCTAGGTCAAGTAGCCGACGACATATCAGACGACTATCGAGCCCGGATAATAGCCGAAGAAGAGGCAAAGTCAGAGCAAGCTCAGGTCGAACAACAGGCCGTTGACACACAAGCTGATCCACGCAACTCCGATACATGGGGTGCTAAGGCACTCATCAAAGAGGGTCAGTCTATTTTATCTGGTGGTTTACAAGACACTGCATCATCTATTGCTACGTTTCCAGAACGCACAGTCGATGCTTTGTCTGGGGAGATGCAAAGACAAAGGGAAGAGACTGGATCATACAAGCCAGATTTTACACCTTTTGGTGGTTATGATAATCCAATCGAAACAAGAACATGGTGGGGCAGACAGCTTAGAGGTCTAGTACACTTCGGATCTCTAGCAGCTGGTACAATACTAACTGCAAAAGCTGCGGCAGCTACAGGTGTAGTTGCTTTACCAGCCGGTCTTATAGCACTAGCTAAAGGTAATGTTGTAAGAGGTATGGCTGTTGGAGCTGTGTCTGACTTAGTATCTAAAGAGTCAGACGAGCAGAACGCTCTTGGTGCTTTACGTGACCGCTATGGTTGGATGGATACACCTATATCTACAAAAGATACTGACCATCCAGTTGTGATGAAGATGAAGAACATAGTTGAAGGTATGGGCATAGGTCTATTCTTTGATGGTTTTGCTTACACACTGGGTAGAGGTGGTAAAAAAGCTGTAAAACAGATACAAGATAGAAACAAGAATCTAAAACAGGCAACAGTACAAAACGGACTAGCACAGCTAAGACGTGGTGAAGTAGAGTTTAGAGCAGATAAAAATGCACCTATATCTCAACCACACCAAGGAGCACACATAACAGAAGTAGAACCACAGACAGCTCGTGAACAGCTATCTCGTACTCGTAAAGAGTGGGGTTCAGAAGAAGGATCTACTGGTTCTGTAACAACACCATACGAACGTGAGCGTATTGCTATGGAAGGTGCTACAGATGAAGAGCAAGTAGAACGTATTATGCGTGGACTGATGAGCAGTGCAAAGTTCAAAGCGGAACTTGATGCTGTAAAAGGCAGTATACCAAAGCTAGCATCCAGATGGAGAGAAGCGATAGAAGGTCATCAACGTATAACACAGGGTAGAAATGCTATAGAAATGTCACCACAAGAATATCTAAAAGAGTTATTAGAAGCTCAACCTGACATTGTTGATGGTATAGAAATATGGACATCTAAGAATGTTGTCATAGGTGATTTAGTTGTTGGTTCTTTACTTAAGCAACTGCGAGATCTAGGTACAGCTGGACGTGAAATAGCAGATCTAGTTGGTCTAGATGATGTAGACGGCCCAGCCAAGCAAGTTGTAGATACAATGTTAACAGCTTTGTACCAAACTAAAAAAGCTAGATTCTTAAAATCTGACGCATTTAGACAACTACAAGCTGGTAAACAACCAAAATCACAGATAGTAGACGAAGTTATCACAGCAGAAATGCAAGATACAAAAGACTCTATTATGTCTGTACTGAAGATAGCAAAAGATGATCCTGATGACAACCTACTCAATGCGTTGTTTGAAGCTTTTTCTATGATGAAAGATGTCAATACTCTTGAAGACTTTGACAGATGGGCACGTACAATACTTAAAGGTGGTTCATTAGCACCAGACGGGGCATCTAGAACAGGTGTACTAATTCGTGAGCTAGAAGGTGTGATGAGTCATAGTATTCTATCAGGCCCGAAAACACCAGTTCGAGCAATCATGGGTACATCTACTGCAACATTCTTACGACCATTAGCTACAGCACTAGGAGCAGTAGTACGTTATCCATTTGAGGGTGACTCTGCTACACTGAGAACTAGCCTAGCTGCGGTTAACGGTATGATAGAATCTATACCTGAGTCTTTCACATTGTTTAGAGAAAGACTAAACTCATACTGGAAAGGTGACATACGTACAATCAAAACACGTTTTTCAGAGTATACACAGGCAGATGATAACTGGGAGATACTACGTCGTTGGGCAGAAGATAGTGGTAGAGCTGACGCTGGTGAAGTAGCTGCATTTCGTATGGCTAACATAGCTAGACAGATGAACAACAATAACTTGTTTACATACTCTACAAAGATCATGGCTGCAACTGACGATGCGTTTGGTTACATTCTTGGTCGCGCTAAGATGCGTGAAAAAGCTATGCGTAGAGTTCTAGATATGCAAAGTATTGATGGCATCAAACTACCAGAAATAAACAAAGACTTAATGAAAGCATATGAAGATGACTTCTATGCACAGGTGTTTGACAAAGATGGTAATATTATAGACGAAGCTACAAAGTTTGCACGTAAAGAAGTAACACTAACACAAGAACTTACAGGCTTTGCAAAAGGTCTTAACGATGTATTTAGTGCCGCACCTCTAGCTAAACCATTCTTTTTGTTTGCTAGAACTGGTGTC